CCGAACCATACGACGCACCACATTAGCGAGATCCTCCGAGTGCTGGCCACCACGCGCCCAACAACCCTCATGGCGCCGCACGCGCCGGCGAACCCCCAAATACCTCAACAATACCCGTCGAACCCGCAGAAACTCCTCCTCCGTCAGACGCACCTGCGACCAATCCGGCCGCAACCGCCTCATACCCCACCAACGACCAGGACTCTCGAACGCCTCCGGAACCCTATGCTGGTATTCCTTAGTCCCCAACTCACCCGTTTTCACATACCGCACAGCATAATCGACCGGGGACCCCCGATCCCACTCAACCACCGTCGTGCCAGCTGCCAAATGATCGCCAGACCCACTACCCACCACACTCCACCAGGACCAGGAGCACCATTCCTGCACCGCCCTCAAAGAAACATCAGGAGGCACTAACACCCACAAATGAAAATGGATCGCACCACGAGCCTGAAACTCCTGTTTCCACACAATCCCATACCTACCCCAACGCCGCTCCCACCTACGTATAAACCGATCCAAATGCCGTTTCGCCTCCCGACCATTCTGCACAACAAACTCCGGAGCCTCCACCCCCGGATACGTCAACGTAACCATCAACATACGCAACCCCAACCGATCCCATGGAATCGCTAACAAGGTCATCAACAGACGCCGCCTAGATTTAGGCGACCACCCACGAATCGCACCACGTCTAGAACCCTCTAACTGAACATCATCAGAATCACGTCCCACCAGGTGCCAACCCGCCCGCAGCTGAGACTCAACCCGCACCACAAACCCAGCCCAGCGCAGACGATACACCCGAGGCATATGCCGTACCATACGTTCTGTTTCCATTAAACCACCTACCCCCGGGGGGTATCCGTCCAAATATGGCACAGAGAACAAGCCCAGAGGCAATGCCGACGTCGCCTAGCGGCGCTGACTCTGTCCGTCCTGAGTCCCGCCTCCCGCGGGCCGGCCTCACCTCTCAACCAATAGATACCCCCTGCTAAGAGCCGGCCTCTCAGGCCGGCCAGAGTACGTCACCTATATCTACCGGGGCGGTTCCTCGACCCTCGGAAACCGCGCATTCTCAGCATCACTCCACCACGACAACACCCACGCCAAACGATCCGCAACAGACCAGCTCGCCGGCCACCTATCATCATCCACTAGCAACCGCCTATACAGCGTGTCCTGCCTCTCCGTCAGCCGCAGACTCCGCTGCCTCCGCTCCATCACTCAACCCCCCTGGGATCACGATCCGGCACCAACACCAACTCAAAACCATCCATCCGACCCAACTTCCTCGGCACCATCACCACACCACCAGCCACAGGGCCAACCGATCCACCATACACCCGCCACGTACTCCGCCTCATACACCGAACCGCCGCATCAACAACCTCACGAGCCATCGAACCACTCGGCACCCACACCTTCCCGATGTCACGCAACTCCCGCAACGCCTCCGCCCTGCTAATCCATTCCATCAACCACACCTCCTGCTACCACTCATCTACCACCATGATACCATACTGGTAGCACAAAATCAACCCCTAATCACCCGCCAATTTAGCCCGTTCCGCCAGCGTCAGATACTCCTCCGACGCCAATTTATCCAGCCGCCTCATCGTGTCGTACTGCGCCCGCAACTCATCCGTCTGCACGAACGAATACCGCCAGGCACGACGACGCACCCGCCCAACCCTCGGGTCCTGCCCCCGCATGTAGTCCTCCGTCTCAAACGCCCGCTGGAACGTCCACCGCCCGGCCACCGTCCGACACTCGATCACAAAATGAGTCAACTCCCGAAAAACTTTATCAACCCGATCAAACGACTGCGCCGTGGCCAGCAGCTGACACCCCGCCCCCCATTTCCGATTCTGCGTCAGAAACACCAGCATCTCCGGCGGGAAACTCTGCCAGCTACGAGACGAAAACGTCAACTGAACCTCATCCAACGCATAAATAGTCGGACGATCCCGCACCTCCAACAGCTGATGCCAATCATCCAGCGGCCCATCCTGATGAACCCAACCAAAATTCGTATAGATCAAAATCCGATCGCCCCACCGACGCCGCATACGATCCAAATACTCCACCATGCTCACTGTTTTACCCCGACCCGGCAACCCCACGTACAGCCACACCCCATAGAAATGCGGAACCTCCTGCCTCCGCCAGGCCCGGATCAAATCCCCAACCACCAGACGGCCAGCACGGAGGCCCTGCACCCACAAATGCGGAACCACCACCACAGACAAAACAACCAAAACACCAGCTGCACAACCCAACCAACGCCACATCTACCGCACCCCCGGAATCTTAGCCAGAACGAAATCGATCACCCGTTTCCCTGTCTCGAAAACCTCCAGACCCAGCCAAATAGCCAGAAACTCACCAATCAAACCCAGCGGAAAAAACCAATTAATCAGCGCCAGCAAATCGACCAGGCCATCCAACGCACCCAGCTGATCCACAGGCAAACTCAACGTCGGAATCAACCCCACCAGCCCCCGCGCCACCCACAACAGCGCACCCAAAATCGCCTCTGTAATCATTCTGCCACCTCCCAATTGAGGCCCCAGCAGGCGCCGCCCCCCGGGCCGGCGCCTGCCGGGTCCCCTCAAATCCGGATGATGTCACTCACACGCCGGATCACATATGCAATCACGAGCAACTGCCACGCACCCGAAACCCACCGTCGAATTCTCGGTGCCCACTGCTCAATCGCACCAGGCCAAATACTGACCCTAAAACTACCCGGAACACCATAGAAATGGCCCTCAGCCTCAATCCCCTGCCAATCCTCGCCACTACTCTCAAACGCCGCAACAGCAGAATCCCAAACACCACGCAGTTGCCCAACGACGGCCGTCTTCGACTCCACCATCTCACGCAAACCCGAGCTCTGCTCCTGCAACCACTCCTCATCAGGAACAAACAGATGCCGCAACACATCCCCCAGCCGCTCCGGAAGCTCCGTTATACCCTGAACCACCGTCTGCACACTCGAATACACAACATCAACACGACTAGACACGCTGCACACCAACCGACCCACGAACCCCAGTCCCTCATCGTCACAGCTAGTAGGCTCAGGTTCTGTGCCGCCCCCTGTCTCACACTCAGGGTCACCCGCTGGACAGGTGTCAGAGGCAGAGGGCTGCTCTGAAAAAAACCAGCATCATACGACACATAGTACAGCCCCGTCCCCTTCGTCAACGTCACCCACCCACCAACAGGAACCTCAACAAACCGATACCCCCCACCGAACGACTGCCGCAGATCACACACACTCCCCAGAGACTCACCAGACGCACCAAAAACCTCACCCGTCCAACCACACGAACCAGCCGCTACCCAATACAAACGAGCTCCCCACGCAACCTGGTTGTACAACGTCAACGGCAACCCCGACTCCGTCAACTCAGACGCCGTCCACCAGGTCAGCGGCCAACCATCACGACCAACGTACTCCCAGCTGAAAACAGACTCATCCAGCGAAACCGCACCAGGACTCGCCCCAGGAAACACCCAAAGCGCACCCCCAGCCGGAATACTCACATACATGGACGTCCCATAACCCGTGGTATAGATGTCCACTACATCACCACTTGCATCAACCACCACCGGAATCAAACCATACGGAATTTTAACCTGGCCAGCAGACCCGTCGGACACCCACACATGCAACGCAGAACCCTCCACATACGGCACCGACGTAGCAGCCCAAGCAACACCAGGCACCACCAAAACCAGGGCCAAAACAGCCCCTAGAAACCACCGACGCATACCACACCCCCCTATACACAAATGGGGGACTGCCAAACGCAGCCCCCCACCGCTCCAACGGCCTAGAAAAACTTGTAAATGATCCGCGGGATCAGCGACACACCAACCATAATACCCAGGATCGTCAGACCCACCGGGAGCAGAACTCCCAGATTCGCAGTAATGGCATCCACAACGGGAGCCAGCTGCTCAGCAGTCACAACCGGAGCAACAGCCGCCCCCTCACCCAACACAGACAGGAACAACACAGACACCTCCTAAAAAATGTACTCCCTGAACACACGCCACAGTAACCAGATCACCAGTAGTGCAGCTGCAACGGTCACGCACCAGAACAGCACCTCATAGGTCCCGACCTGATACGGGCCGATCGACCCCAACAACTCACGCAGGTCCCCCACAGACTCCTCCAGACTCTCCAGCACCCCCAACTGCTCATCCAGCAGCTGCAGCACCTCATCATTAGCCTCCATTCTGGAGCACCGTCCTCAGAGACCCGTTCGACACATAAACCCGAACAGGCCAACGCACCTCCTGCTGCACCTGTTCCAACACCCACTGGACCTGGGGGTTATCCACATACACGGGCACAACCCGATGGCCGCGATCATCCTCACACAAAACCTCAGCGACGCCAAACAGCCGACCATCCTGCGTACGCCGCTCCCTAACGTCCAACAGCCGGCCACTCAACTCATAACCCACAACATCACCCCCATACAACAGACTAGGGGACCGCACGCGGCGGCCCCCTTAACATGGGCACACAAACCTGCTACACTACACACAGCAGGCGAGCCGCCGCAACCGGCTCTCAGCGGTAGGAGTGCCACCAACACTCCTACCCCCTGCTACCACACTACCAGTACACCCATTGACTGACAATAGCACTAATTACCTATTTCCAACACACACGCCAAAAACCAATCACTGCCGACCCGTCGCCCGCCCCGGCGACGGGTCCTTCTCTGCAAACGGATCATCAGACTCCAGAACCGGAACCGTCCACAGATCCTCTATCACCGGCGGATCATCAGCCCGCCACCGTCTAACCTCATCATC